GGCATTTTGACAGAGAAGAAGGGGAAGACGGACTTGTCAATGAGTCAGGTTACTGGTTTTTCCCAGAGTCGAAGAAATGGAAAGCTGAAGAATTGATTGAAAAGATTTTAACATTGAAGAAATTGGGGGAAGAAAAGGGAAAGATTAAAAAGTTTGAGGTTCGAGTCAGAGACCACTATTCCCTATTTGTCAAAATCTCATGTCTTGAAAAAGAGATATTTGACGAAATTGACCGTCTTTATGGCGGTGTTGAATGAAAGCCGGTGACAAAGTAAAGGGCAAAATATCCGGCAACATCTTTGAGGCGTTGACGGTGCATGGTATTTATTGCACTGTCCGGTGTCCCGATGGAAGGATAACGAACTTAAAACAGTGTATGGTGGAGGTTCAAGATGATACTCGATAAACGAACCGGAAAGATAGTCAATGAAACACAACTGATTGACAGCCTGATTAAAGAGAATGAGTCTTTATTTAGGTCTTTGAACCTGCTTAATGACTTACTGAATGATCAAAAACGGGAAATAGCAGACCTGCAATATAAGCTATTAGTCAATGAACGCTTTATGAAACAGCAGACAGACAAATACTGTTCACCCGTTGGCAGCGGTTCGCTGATAGTGAACGAGGCGGGTAAATGAACGAAATAATCTTTAACACCCTTGAAGTCGTTGGGTTAATACTGCTTATAATTGCAGTATTTTATGAGTTTATCGGTAAAAGTCTTTTTGATAAGGAGAGTAAGAAATGAATATCATAATACTGTCAGGGGTGGGTGAAATGACCAATCAGGAAATAGCCGTTGAAATTGTAATGCTGGCTCACAATAGAAATAGAGAATATGTTGACCCCGACATGGTAACGGTAGAAATTTTAGATGAGGGGCAAAAGATAACGTATAATATGGGAGAAGGTATTACCATCGTAATTGAATATTATCCGCTTTATGACTGGATTATGGCTACGTGCTTAACATCAGAAGGCGGTCACGTTTGGGGGATTTATGCCGTGTCAAAAGTGGTAGAATTATTCAGGAAGTTAAAATGAGACAAGCAAACATAATGCCAAAGGCTGATAAGTATGTCAACACGATGACCAGTCTTGAACGTGGATATTATCAGAAAGCGAAGGATGACAAGCTATTTTTAGTTGACGAGTTACATGACATCTGGTATTCTCCCGAACAGTTCAAAAGAACCTGTATTTTATACCCAAAACCGCAACATATCACACCTAAAAACAGGCATTCATGGTGTTTTATGAAAGCAGACGAATTAGTTGAATGGCTTGAAATTACTAAACTTAACACCCAGCGGGAAATTAACTCAGTTGAAAAGGGGGATTGGAATGATTGACACTCTCATAGTCTTTGGTTTCGCAATATCATGGAGTCAGGTAATATTTTATTTAATCCGGTCAGTTATGTATGAAAATCCGACTAAAAAAGAGTTGGTGAGCAATACTACCCTACTCGTTGTATTTTGTGTTTTAGGTGTTTGTTTAGTGCCGTTACTGGCAAAAATTATATGGAGGTATTAGTATGAAAGAAGTAAGATGTGTTAAGGTTTTTGACGAGAATTGGAAGTGTAGGGACTTTCAGTATGAAGTAGGTAAAACCTACAAAATGTTGCAGAAAGATATTTCATTGTGTGATAACGGATTTCACGCTTGCAGGAGAGCTATTGACTGCTTTAATTATAAGTCTTTTGACTTCAAAAACAAGGTTGCAGAAGTGATTTTATCCGGCAGGGTTATCGAGGGCGATGACAAAATTGTAGCAAGTAAAATCACGATAGTTCGTGAAATTACGTGGCAGGAATTGCTCACAATGGTCAACTCTGGCAAAAACAATACCGGGAATTGCAACAGCGGGAATTGGAACAGCGGGTATAGGAACAGCGGGAATTGGAACAGCGGGAATTGGAACAGCGGGTATAGGAACAGCGGGAATTGGAACAAAACCCATCATTCATCCGGTTTTTTCAACACAAAAGAACAAACGGTTTTTATTTTTAACAGGGATTCAGGCGTAACTTATTCGGAGTTTATGAATAAATACGATATTCCTTCTTGTCTTTATTTTGATATTACGAAATGGATTGATTATTCGGATATGACTGAACAGGAAAAAGCAGAAAACCCTAATTCGGATGTTCGTGACGGGTATTTGAAATCAATACCATATAAGGAAGCGGCGATTGCTTCAATATCAAAAGCAAGTGAAGCAGAGAAAAGATTAATTCGGGCATTACCGAATTATGACCCCGATGTTTTTGAAGAGATTTTTGGTATCAGGATTTAGGAGGTATTAGTATGAAAGAAAAGACACTGTTTGGTGATTGTGTGCATTGTAAGCAATATTCATTCCATATTGACTGGAAAATTGACCCGAAAGCAAACCGTAGTTATCCCGATATTCACGATTACTGTTTCAGAAACAGCAAAAAGTGCGATTGTGACCCCGATAAATGCCCGAAAGAACGGGTAAAACCAGCACAAGAGGATAAAAATTTCCTCATGGATTTCTTTGGTTTTTAACGGAGGGCAATATCATCCGGGACACGGAAATAATTAAGGAATCAAAAATGAATGGTGTAGTAGAAGTCAGATTAATTCAGCAAAGAAATGACCTCGCAAATGAAATCTTTAATATCATTGACAGGGTGGAGGATAATTGACAAACGAACAGATCAGTAATGTATTGCGAAGTAATCCTAACCGGTATCGAATTTCAAAGTTATCCGAGATCGTAGATGTCCCCGTCCCCCGTTTACGTGCTATGTTGAACCGGTACTCGTTGTCAAAATATTTATATGATGATTTCGCAGACGCTGTTCAGGATGTAAAGGAAAACGGTGTGCAGAATTTGAGCCAACTTGCCCGAATATATCATCTGTCTTATGGTAGATTATGGTTTCGATTAGTGCAAGAGGGTCTTATAGTTGTCAAACCTCATACGTGTAACTGTATCAATTATGAGACTAATTATGCTTATATCGTAGAGCAATTAAGGATTAAAACGATTGTTAATGTTTCACGGGAGCTTAAGGCATTGAATATAAAGCCGAACAGCAGACCAGCATTAACTAATATTTGCCGTAAAGTCGGCATAACTCCGCTCAGAATGAGCGAGACTAAGGAGAAGAAATGAGTGAATCAATCAGCATGAAGTTTGCAAGAATAGTAAGGTATGAAGACATGATAGCCGACAGGGCTGTCATCAGAGAATTGCAAGAGGACGAATGTCACGGCAGAGATTTAGAGAACGTGACGATAACTTTTGGTGAAAAGCTAATGGTATTGGCTGGAAGGGAAATAAACTACGTGTGCATATATGGTGAGAGAAAATACGAAGTCCAAAAATTGCACGAAATGGGATTGTCTGACAAACAGATAGACAAATATCTCCCCCGTATAGAAGGGGACACACGAATCCGCCCCAAAGAATATATTTATGTCCCACTTATTGGAAGTAAAAGCAATAAGGCAATCACGATGTATATTTCTTCACCGTTTACAATCATAAAGGATGGGCAATAATGAGTAAACCTCAAATTATCAGAAGCGTAGGATTACCAATGCAGTTATGTGTCCCGGATGAATGGACGGACGAACAGGTAATTGCTTTTGCTGAAAAGGAAAATCCGGCTGGAACTGAAAACGGATGGGTAGTGGTAAAAGACGGCGACCCTATTCTAAAGGGAGCTAAATCACGGCTAACGTGTGGAAGTGACGGGGATAATATTCACATTGTGGTAACAGTATGAAACCCCTACTTATAATATTCCTGCTCTGCATTGCCGTCTCTTCCATTGCCTTTGATATTCCACCCGATAAAGGCATACATTTTACGGGTTGTTGTGCATTGACTATCGTATTAGACGTGTGTGGCTGTCCTGTCTGGGCTAACCTATTGACCGTTAGCTTAATATCGGTTGGGAAAGAATTATCTGACCCGACCTTTAACGTGAATGACCTGTATGCAGATGGTATGGGCATAATGTTTGGTTTTGCAGTGAGATTTTAGGAGTAAATATGATACAGTTTGAAAATGCGGTTAATCACTTTAATAGGGTGATATTGAAAGAACTTCAATCAGCAAATATAAAATGCTGGGTTGCAGGCGGTGTCTTGCGTGATTACTTCATGGGAATACCTATGAAAACTGATTATGACTTGTTTTTCCCCGACCAGATAGAATACGAAAAGACTGCAATGTATTTTCGTGTCAAAAACGCAGTTATTGTTTGGGAAAGCGAAAACGGGATGAAGGTAGAATATTCTGGCAGGGTATATGACCTTGTTAAAAAATTCTTTCCAACTCCCGTTGACACGATAAACAACTTTGATTTTACTGTTTGTATGTTTGCTGTTGACGGTAAAGAAATTTATCATGGAGAGACTACATTTATAGACCTTGCAAAAAGGCAGTTAATAATAAATAACTTGAATTATCCTGCAAGTACTATGAGACGGGCTTTTCGGTACTACAAAAAGGGGTTCACTATGTGTGTTGGTGAAATGAAAAAACTTGCAGAAGCTATACAGGGAACACCCATTGAAAGTAAACCACCCGAAAACAATAACAACGAAAGAGAATCATCGGGAGAAGCTATGAGATTTTTCAGGGGAATTGATTAAGATTCAAGTAATATCTTGACAGAAAAACCGGATAATAGAAGTTTGGAATAAAAATTTGGAGGTTATTATGAAATACAGAGAAAAGTATCAGAAAGAATTAGACAAAATGGAGTGGGAAGACAACGGTGTCTATGATTCAGTCGTAGCTATTTTTGAAGAAATTCTGGATGACCTTGAAGGCGAGGTAAATGACGCACTTAAAGACATGAGGGAGTTATACACTCTTTCGGATGCGAAAGACATACTGGAAAAACTTTCCGGTGACTTATATTAGGAGGCATTATGGGATGTAATTACTATGTAGAAGCAAACAAGTGCGAATGTTGCGGGCGTAAGGACATTCTGCACATCGGAAAGTCATCATGCGGGTGGAATTTCTCTCTTCATGTGATACCGGATAGGGGACTGAATACCCTTGACGACTGGAAGGAATTTCTGGTTGATAAGTCAATCACAGACGAATATGACAAACCCGTTGAGTATGCCGAACTGATTGACATAATATCGAACCGCAAAGGTGATCTATTGAGACACCGGATCGGTGAAGGTGGTTGTATCGGTCACGGTGAAGGTACTTATGACTACCTTGATTGTGAATTTTCATAGGAGGTAAGATATGTATTTACATGATATGAGGTTTATCGTTGGGTTTTTGATTTACAGACCAAAATCCAGCATAGGGGAAAGGGTTAGTATCATTGAAGAGCGAAACCTATCGTCACCGGGGGTTCATGGCTCGGAAGGTGTAATTCCGGCTAATAAGTTGAGAATGCTGTCGGGAAACATAGTGATTGCTAAAATTGACGCCGTTTCGGTATATTTTCCAGACGATAGAAAGATTGTCCTTAAAAGATTTACTTTATTGGACATTAAACCGCTTTCTGCTTTTGATCTGGATTGTGAATGGGACTTATATTTTGAAAGCGATACATGGGAATAATTATTAGGAGGTAAGATGGAAAAAGAGAAATTGGTTTACGCCTGTTATCAATTAGAGCAGACAAGCACGAAAATTATACATTTGAGAAATCAAATGCAGAAAGTTTTAGAGGAAGGCGTTGATTATCATTATCCACAGGACGCTATTAACGAAATAATGACAAAGATTGACCTTGCAGACAAGCTGTTATTGCACGCAGAAGGAAATGGGATATGATAAGACTCCCCTATAAAAGCCATGAAGAGTGGTTGGAATTGAGGCGCTCCGGTATTGGTGGGTCGGATATTGGGGCAATATTCGGGCTTCATAATTATATGTCAGTCACGGGATTGTGGCTTGACAAGTTACACCGCTCAGAACCACAAGTCGAGACCGAAGCTATGACAAATGGGAAGTTATGGGAAGATATTATCCGGCAGAGGTATATTCGAGAGTCGGGTAATAATGTAGAAAAACCTATGGCAGTAGTTGACGGGAAAATTCTGGATTGTATTTATCAATCAGAAAAATATCCCTTTATGCTTGCGAGTATAGACGGGGAAGGCATTGACCCTGACGGCAAGAAGTTTATCTTTGAAGCGAAAAACACCTTGAATTTCAATACAATACGAGACCTGGAAGATGATGAGACCCCGCTTTATTGGGTTGCTCAGGTGCTTCATTACCTGATTGTCACAGACTACGATTATGCAGTTATCGCTTATCAGGCAGGCAATAGTCATCACGGCACTCGAATAATTGAGCGAAACCCCGAAAATGAGGCTCGTATAATCGAAGCCGAGACTGAGTTCTGGGGATATGTCACTAATTCAGAACCACCCAAAATTGACGGCTCAGATGAAATGATGAAATATCTGGCTGATACCTATAATAACCAGATTGACGAGACTACTGATCTGTCACCTATTGGGGATAAATTAGAGCGTCAATACTTATTGGGTCGGGAAATCAAAGCAAAGGAAGCGGAAAGGTCTATATTGACGGCAGAAATCAAATCTGCTTTGGGTAACTACAAATACGGAAACTCCCGTGATTACAATGCTTCGTGGTCTCGCAGTGCCGGAACGAAGTTTGACGCTGACCGGTTCAAGAAAGAGAATCCAGATATAGTGTTGAAATACACCATCCCGACCGAGACAAATACTTTAAGAATAACGGAGGTAAAGAATGGCAAATGAACAGAAGCAACTGGGTGCTGCCCTTGAGGCAAAAGACAACAATAAGGTTGCGTTGAAAGAAGACAAATCGCTGAGAGTATTAATCAACAACATGGTGGGAGAATATGAAAAAGCATTAATGGGGAAAAAGGAACTGGCAATGCACTTCGCAAGGGTGTTGCAAACAATGGTAAACAGTAATCCCAAATTGCTCACTTGCGTTCCGAATACACTGCTGGGTGCTTCAATGACGATTGCACAGTTAGGATTACACCCCGAATTACAGGAGGCGTGGATTATTCCCCGTTGGAATAAAAAAATACAGGCGAACGAAGCACACTATCAACTGGGAATACGGGGTGCAGAGCGATTGTTTTATCAGGCAACACCAGAGGCTATTATTGAGGCAAGAGAGGTATTATCAATTGACGAGTTCAGGGTTTGTTATGGTGATAATCCAAAACTTATCCATGTGCCGTTTGCAAACGAAGGCAAGGTTGAAGGTGAAATATACTCAACTTTCTATTATGCAGTAGTGAGATATAAAAATGGGATGTCTTCGTTTTATGTGATGACAAGACAGGCAGTTGAAAACCACAGAGACACAAGGGGTGCGGGTGGAAGTGCGTGGGAAACAGACTTCGGAGAAATGGGGATGAATACTGTAACTAAAAAGTTATTGAAGAGATTGCCTAAATCAATCGAATTGACTTACGCATTACGTGACGATAACCAAATCAGAAGAATCAGAGACCCCAAAGAAATTGACTCTACTTATAGTATTCTTGACGAACCACCAGAACCGGAAAATGTAGCAGACCCGAATGAAGTTGCCGAGAAAGTAGCACCCGCCAAGCAAACAGCAGTGAAACCTAAAGAAAAAGTCAATCCTGTAACTGGAGAAGTAAAAACCGTCAAAGCTGAACCGGTTGAGCCAAAATCAGAGACGGTAAAACCTAAAGCAGAAGAAGCGGTGATTATGCCTGAAAATAATCTGGCAGAGATTCAGAAAGGCATAAACGACAGCTATGTAAGGCTCAGAAAACTTGCCCCAAAAGCGTGGACTGACGAAATTTGCATTGGTCGTAATCAACTTATGTTAGACGGAGAATCTAACAGTAAGAAATGCACAAATGCTGACCTATTGCTGGATTTGTATAAGAATCTTCAAAATGAGATACTCAATTTTGAAGCGGAGAATAAAGCAGCGAGTGCAAGTGACGATGATCCCAATTGGGCTGATAATTTGACGGAAGAAAAACCAAAAAACGGAGGTAAGATATTATGAGCGGATTTAAAGGATTAAGAATAAGGGAAGTAGTAATGCGTTACTTCAAAGGGGTAACGGAAATAACATTATCTCTCGGTAATGGAGTAACTTTCGTTTGCGGATTCAATGGGTCTGGCAAAAGCTCATTCCTGGATGGGCTGGCGTTTGCATTGATCGGAAAACCTGCGTTCGGAAACGGGGTGTGGAAAGAGATCACATCAACTACGGGAGATAAGACTTTTGTGTCTTGCGTGTTGGTAGATGAAAATGATGTTGAGATTGCCCGTATCGAACGCAAAATCACAACAGGAGGGAATGAGTCAGCTAAGATAACCATGCTTGGCGACAAGAAATTCACCCAAACTGAGCTTAATGAGATACTTAGCTCCGTATCGCTTAATATAGGGGAGTTTGCAAAATGGACACCACAAAAGCAGGCTTTATATTTGGGGATTGATACATCCGATATTGACGCAAAGAGTAAAAGCGTTTACAGTGAAAGAACCTTTACAGGCAGGGATGTTGACCGTCTCAAAGGTGCAATGAATGAAAACAAATGTGATAAACCGGGCGAGGAGAGTGACGTTCAGACATTGAATAATGAACTCAGAACTGCTGAAAAGGAAAACGCTGAACTAAACTCCAAACTTGATAGAATTGGGGAAAAGGTAAAGCTCATAAAAGAATATGAGAACAAGATTGCTACGCTTAAAGCCGAAATGACCGATCTGGAAAATGAAACCTCCGGCAAGACAATGATTGATTTAACTCCTATCGAAGCCAAAATCAGAACTGCAAACGATAACGCCCTGATGGTTCGGAAATACGAACTGTATGAATCTTCAAAGACCCAGCATGAAAAGGCTAAAGCTGATTATGACAGCAAAACAGCCGAACTGGAAGCCCTCAAAGTCAAGAAAGCGGAAAAGATAAAGAACACCGAATTGCCGTTTACTAATCTGTTCACGGATGAAAACGGCGGACTGATGATACATAAAGACGACAAGGATATGTTCCTGAACACCGACTTTATTTCAGCCGGAAAGTTGTGGGAGATTGTAATTCGTATTCTTGCCACGAAAGATACTGCACTCAGGACGGTTATAGTCAAGGACGCTTCTCTATTAGATGAAGAGAAGTTGAAAGTAATATCCGAAACCGCTCAGGAATATAACTTACAGGTTTTACTCGAAGTCGTGGGTGAAGCAACTGGTGAGAACTCGATTACTCTGGTTGAAGGGGCGTTGAAATGATTGACCTATCCAGACTTGACGACAACTTTATGGGGGAACTATGGCGGAAGTACTTTGGGCAAAGTGTGCCTCTCCATATTATTAAACATTGTGCCGGTGACGATAGAAGAGAGGTAGAATATGCCGGATACAAAATTGCGGTAACAAATATACTTGATGATCTCTTTGATGAAAGAGAACTAAAGGTGTCTGTTTATCACTATGACAAGGCAGAAGGAATACCTCTTGAACTTGTTTCCGACATCCTTAACCAGCTCAAAACCTGCTCGAATTGTATTAACTTCAATTCAGACGGTGACGACTTCGGTGGTTGTGATAAGATTAAGACCCGTTATGTATCAGACCACCCGTCAGAATTGGATGAAAACAGTGTCCAGTTATTCGTTGATGACCATTTGAATAGCTATGTCAATTCGGAAATCATGGTAAGGGGCGAGAATATCACAGATAATTTCGACTTTAAGTCAGATACGGCAAAGATTTACAGAATATTGTGTGGGGGTGACTTTAGTTGCTGTCAACATGAATTTAAGGAGGTATGATGTATAAATTCAGATTCATGTCAGAAATGGTAAAAAGCAAATGTGGTAAATATTCTGTCCGCAAAACTACCGTCAGGATTTATGACGAACTCACAGGTCTTTATAGTCACGGAATTGCAGTGAAGTCAGTCAAAGATACCGATGTCAAAGTTTTGGGTCAGTATCATGCGTTAATGAATGTTTTGAAGGAAAAGGATGTGCAAACGGCTCGTGAAATATACTTCGAGTGGTTTAAAGGATTAAATGCCAGAAGAATGGGATTTATAGACCGATATGAGGCAGTAAAGAAAGCAGAAGAGGTAATATGACCACCATAATCGTTATTGCAGTCATAGTCATCGTTGTTATCATCGTAGCTCCCATAGCGAAAGGTTTTGCACTTGCCGTCCTGCACTTCTTTGATTTTCTCATTGCGTTATTCGTTCCGTTAGGTAAGTGTAAGTGTGGTGAAAGGATAATCTGTCTGCGAATTAAGGAAGGTAAAACTTCTTATATCTGTCGGAATATGAACTGTCAGAAAAAGACACCCGAATTTGACTGGGTAATAAGTGCAAAGTCATATTGGAATAAATGGAGGAAAGTATGAACAGAGAGATTAAATTTAAGGGGAAGTCGGTTGAGAATATAAACTTTACCGGAAACCACTGGTTTGAAAAAATTAATACTGGAGTTATCTATCATGTTGTTATTAATAAAAACGATACCGTATTTGGTTCGTTAATTATACGTGATAAGCAATTCTACGTCTTGGCACATGTAGAAGTTAAATCTCCAGACGGTAATATCATAGAGAAGGAATACTTTGAGGTTGAAGTCATTCCCGAAACCGTTGGTCAATATACCAGACTACACGATAAGAACGAAGTGGAGATTTATGAGGGGGATATAGTTAAGCTATCTTATAATAAACATTATTGGATAAGAACCATCGAGAGTATAAAGACTTCTGCTTTATACTTTATAGAACAATATGATAATTGTTCTCGTGATGACGAAACAGATGAATATACTTATGAAATTTCTTCAAAAAATAAGGGATGTTGGCGGACAATTGATTTTACAGATACCAGAGAACTCACAATTATCGGCAACATTCACGACAATCCAGAACTGCTTCAATCTGGTGATAATCCCGAACCGGAAATTGACACGGAAGAATGGAAGGATCAAGAACAGCAGGAAGCCAGATATAAACGAGAGCTAAACGTTGACCGTGCTAAAGATATGGAAAGGGAGGGACAATGAAGGCAGGAGCGATAATATCAGGATTTACAACATATCAAATATCATTACAGCGGGCAATAGACATGCTTATTGATGTAAGGGATAATAATGATTTATCAAAAGTCAATGTAGTCGTAAAACTCGATGTAAAAGTTAAGTCAAAATAATAGGGGGGTAACTATGGAACGCAAACTTGAAGATTATGAAAATGAAGTAATTGCCCGACTCAAACACGAAGAGGGCTATGTTGACCATGTTTATCCCGACCATAAGGGCGTGCCTACTTTCGGGTATGGGACGAATTTGACACAGCCGTTTACAATGCGGGAAAGAGAGTTTATCATTAACTACCTTGACGCACAATATCTTCTTGTTCACATGGGTGACTTGTTTTCACGAGCAGTGCCAAATAAAGGTATATTCGAGACCATGAATCACTTATCCGAACCCGAAGTCGTTGCTGAATACTTATTGAAGAGTAAATACTTTCAGGCGTATAATGACCTGATAGGATTTGTCTCTCATTGGGAAACCGGATTTGAATGGGATGACATACCCGTCAATGCGAAAAAAGCCCTGTTGGATATGTCATACAACATGGGGATAACTAAACTTATGAAATTCCACGATATGTTCAGTGCTATACAGCAGAAAGATTGGGAAACGGCTGCGAAAGAGTGCCTTGACAGTGTTTATAGTA